AAATATCTCAGCATCATTTCTTGCCATTATAGTCTATTCCTAAGTTATATTATTTACTATAATCAGCGAAAAGTTTATCCAACTCACGCTTTTCTCTTTCGATTTGTTTCATCTTATCAAGTACTACTTTAGGCATACCAGCTTTTTTAGCTTTATCTAAATGTCTCTTTGTAGTATTGTTTTTAACACCATCAAAGAAATCTCCGATAAACTTACTAATACCCAATCCCTCGTTTATTGTTTTTTTAGCCATTTTTGGTTATTCTATATATTTGTTCTTATATAAATATAAGACAAAAAAAAAGTGAGGAAGTATTACCTCCTCACATTTACATTTGGACTTCGTCCTCCCTTTTTCTTGGAAGCCTTGTCATGTTCTTCTTTTTCTTTTTTCTTTGATTCTAATAACTTTTTGAAATAGAAATTCCTCCAATGGATTGGCATGAAGTAAACTTCTGACCAAGTAAATCCGTTACCATAGTTAACCATTTCCCAAATCTGAGAATGTAGTTGGATACTATAATCATTCGGAAGGGTAAAAAAACCCTATCCCAAATGGGATGTCAAGTGCCTCCTGCTCACCGGTTACATCTGATACAAAGTTGAATGTTAAATCCAAATCAGGTGTAAACTCTTGTATGTACTTCCTAAGAGCTCTTGAATCTCTAGCAAGTAAACTGTTTTTTACGAAATTATTAATATATGCTCTATCCTCATTACCATCCACATCTTGAATCATGTATCGTAATCGAGTTGTAACATCTTGTGATACTACATCACCTTTAGTTAATCTATTTAATGCTTGTATTTCAGCATTAATATCTTGTTCATCTTTATGTGTTAGTAATCTAAATATAATTTTTTTCTTACCAAGTGGTAAATCAAACTCATATCTGTTTTCTGAATTTAGATTCTCATCAGATACTTCTTTAACTTGAACTTTAGAAAGGTCTATGTTAACTTTTTGTTTTTCTCCTGATGTTGGGTCTGTCATCTCTACTTGATAATCCTTACCATATCCTAAGATACGTGTTGCTAATAAGATAGCATTCTTATCACCAATGAATATATCACCCACATTAACACCAGCATCTACAACCACCGATTCGAATAATTTATCAAGTACCACTCCTTTTTTAATAAGGTTCTGTGATGCTAATATATCTTCTTCTTTAGCTGTCATATACTTTATTTCAACTGTACCCTTTGAAAGAGGGTTTGATTCGGGATAAAGTTTACCCTTAGATGGAAGATCTATTACTTCCGTTGGAAAATCGTATTTTGCCATAACTTCTTTATTGTTTTGTTCGTATATAAATATATAACTTTTAAAAAACGAGAAAAAAAAAGGCTCTCACTAAGAGAACCTTTTTACTAAAATATATTTAACTTAGTTTATTAGAATTCTAAGATAGCGTAATCATAAGATAATGTTAACGTGATTTCTGCTGGGTCATTTGAACTCCAATCTAAATCATTAAACACTGCGTTATTGATAAATGCACCTTTAAGAGTCCATTGTTCAATCTTATCACCAACTGGTCCTAACATGTAGATTTGTACATCTTTCTTATAGAAATCTGCATATCCATCTCTACCTGTAATAGATTCGTGTGATGTTCTCACCCATTCCATTACTGCTTGAGCTCCACTTGGAACGATTGGGTCAAATAATGTAATCTCTACATCTTGCCATTCTCCCTTACCTTTTAATTTACGTTTAACGTTAATGTGGTCTAGGGTTATAGTTTCAAACTGAATTGAAGGTCTATTTGCTGTTTTTATTAAGTATGAAGGTATACCATCGATTTCCATGATGAAACGATTTTTCATCTTTGGTTCGAAATTGGTATAAAACATATCGTTAAATTCTAATACTTCTGCCATGTTGTTTTTCTCCTATTATATTAATAAATATATAGATTTTTAGTTTTTAATTAATTATGCCGTAAAAGATGCTCCAGTTGGTAAAATATTAAAGTCTAACACGATGAATTCAGCAGTTTTAGTTGGTTGTAAGAAAATCTGTCCAGCCAATATATTTCTGTCGATTACATCTGGTGTGTTATTACTTTCGTCCATCACCACTCTAAATGCATACAATCCTTGTCTTTGTTGTATTCCTTCTAAATAAGGATTCACAGTATTTAAGAATTTACCTCTTGTTGTAGAAGTATTTTGTTCAAATACTAAGTATCTTGATGTTGAAGCAATATACTTCTTAACTTTAATCATCAATCGTCTAACATTGATTCTATCAAGTGCTGATGCCTTATCTTGAAGAGTCTTTTGTCCAAATGCTACGATACCTTCTCCAGGGAACTGAGCGATTGGATTAATTTTTCCTTCATATAATTCATCTCGTTCAGCGTGTGTTAATCTGTTTAGTACAGATATAGCACCTACTATACCACCTCTATTTAAACCAGCTGGTGCGAACCATTCAGCGGCAACAGCATCATTAGAAGCATATATTCCAGGCATCAATACTGATGGTGGAACTGATATTAGTTTATTCGTTCTTGAATCAATTGTTTTAACCCATGGGTAGTATGTACCTACGTAGTTAGAATCAATTGCGGCTCCTTGTTCGATTGCTTGTGATATTGTATCACCTGCACCAGTCGTATCACCAATGAAGAAACAATCTTCTCTAGCTTCACACATATCAACTGCTTTGTCAAATACATATGAGTGATGTCTTCTTACGATTCCAGGTACAGATACCAAGTTGATATCAAAATCATCTGGATTAGATACTGATGCAATTGCTTTTACATATGCAACAGAACCAACAGCCGTAGAAGTTGATAAGTTAAACCCTTGTGAGTTACCACTTGATATGTTTGTTCCTAAATCAATAGATATTGTTGGGTCAATCCCATCAAATCCACCTTGGAAACCTACTGAGAATTGTCTCTTATTCAAATCAGATGAAAGTGAACCAGTCAATTCGTATCCGAATGCCTTAGTACCACCAACTACTGAAACCGTACCATCAAAAGCAAATACTGTGTTTCCACCTTGTGTTGCTGATGTAGGTATAGGAGCTAAATAATTGTTGTTATCTATTTTAACTTGAGCAGTTTCTAAATCAATACCACTATATGATACATTTTTAGAAGATGAGTTAGCATCAGAACCAGTTGAGAACAATACAGATGGTATCATACTCTCAGTACCATTACTACCAACAAAAATTGGGTTGTAATACTTATCGTGTCCAAATGGTCCAGCAACGATAGGATGAGCACCTTCTGCAACACATTCTACTCTTACGAATTTAGAACGGTTTGGATAATCACCATTTTCAGTTTGTTTTCCATTTGAATCAATAGATAAGTTTCTATCACCAATTACTTTTTTAATGTAATTAGGAGAAGCTGGGTCTAAGTTCAAGTTATTATATGTTTCTAATACTGATTTTCTCTTATCAGTATCTTTATATCCTCTAATCATTAATGAGAAAGTAGAATAATCGGTTGCATTTGATGAACCTGCTGCTTTTACATTAAATACGGATAGTTTGTATTCTTTATTATAGATAGTACCATCACCAATAGAGTGTAATTTGAAAAGATTGTGTCTTTCCCCAGAAACTAATTGTGATTGTATCCATGGTGTTGAAGAGTTCTGCATATCAGTAGTGAACGCTTGGTTCGCTAATTCTATAAGAGAAGCACTTTCATATCCAGTTGCGATTACATCTTTTGAAGCTTTCTCAAAGTAGTTATATGAATATGCATCTTTAGTTCCTCTTGGATTGATTCCAAATACATCTCCTAAATCATTTCCATCTGCAGGATTAATAGAAGCTGATATTGCAGATTCTCCTACAAGTGTAATTGAAAAAGCGGATGCTGATACGGATGCAACTAGTGCACTACCTGCCAATGTTCCACTTCCACGATGTGTTTCAAATAATGTTCCCAATACTTGACTGTTACTTGCATCATCAACGCTTACTATAGCGACTGGTGCTGTTTGTGTATAACCACCTTGATGACCCACACGAACAATAGTTACTGTTCCTGCTTCTCTAAGATAGTTTTGTACGGTATATCCTGTATAGTATGAACCATCAGGTGTACCGAAAATTTGTTCGAATTCCGATTGGGTGTTAACAATAGTTGGTACGAATGCTGGTCCCTTGTGAAAAGGTCCTATTACAGCTGCTCCGATTTCTCCAACTCCTTGTGATAAGAAAGAAAGGTCATTTTCTCTCGTAAAAACCCCAGGTGATACAATTTTTTCTGCCATGTTATTTACTCCTTGTTATATTGTGTTGAATGTTGATACTCTTATATAAGTATAATCTAATTTATCTAAAAACCAATTTATGATTGTTCTTCCTTAGTAACTTTTGAATCTTTTTCTACTGGTGTAAATATATTGGTTTCAGGATCAAAATTTCCATCACCATATACATCATTTAAACCTTTAAACATACTCTGTTCTTTCTCTACTAATGCTGAGTGTTGATTTAATAAATCTTGTTCAACTACTTCAAGTTCATCGATTCTTCTTTTCTTTTCGATTTGTAATTGTCCCAATCTTGTAAATACATTTGCAACATCTTGTCTTAAATCGGTTATCGATTGTACTTCTTCTTTTGTAAACTTAAGTGCTTTCGCCATCTTTTTTTATTTTTGTGAATTGTTATGTAATATATATAAATATATAGATTTTTCTCAAACGTTAAATTTATTTCTAACTAACTGTAAATGTTAGTACACTTGAGTAGTTACTCAATAACCCATTTGTTGAGTATTGTCTTACTCTTGCATATCTAGTACCAGTTCCAATATCAAATGAATCTCCTATTTCTGTGGTTTGTAAAAATACGTTTGACCACAATGTTTCACTAATCAATGGAGAAGAAAAATCTGCATTATTATCTATTTGTACATCATATACATTATTTGTACCATCTCCTGTCCAAGATAATTTAAGAGTAGCATTTGTCCATACTAATGATGTTGGTGCACTACCACCTGTTTCATCCGAATGTGAATTTCCTCCTTTATTATGAGTTATATACCCATTAACTAAATATGTATCATTTGTTTCAACATCGATTGATACTATTTCTCTCGTTTGATTTACAGCAACAATAGAAGTAACATCAACTTCAGTAATATTACCCGAAACTTCTTTAATTAATTTATCGTCTGTATCGATGTTCATCATTTCTTTGAATCTATATTCACCATCAGCTCCATCTTTAACTAACATTGGGTGTTCTGCAGTTGCAGTTACCTCCCCATCGTTTATGTTATAATGTCTACTAGCAAATGAATATACTAAGTTTTCAACAGATACATCTTCTGCAGTTGTTGTTAATGAACTAGCTGACCAATCTAAAAATGTACTTTCATCCGTTCCCAATCCTCCGATTGAAAATCCTCTCAACTCATCCCCTTCTTCTAAATCTCCAACTTCTATAATAGTACCATCTGATAATGTTACAGGTGAATCGGTAGTTAAACACAATGCTGCTGAGTTTCCATCATATGAATCTACTGCATAAACAGTTTTTGGTATATCCGTATTGTATCTTGTTGCGTGGTCATTAAAACCATCATTAAATTTTCCATTAAGTGTATGTGATTGTGCTCCTAATAAGGTTGTTTGTGAACTTGCTCCTTGTGGGTTTATTGAACCAACTGTAATTACTGCACTTAAATCTTGATTTGCAGCAATACTTAAAAAACCAGCAGTATTTGCATTAGAATTGAAAGTTGGAGTTACTGACCAAGTAAAGTTTTGATATCTTGAAGATATCTGATTAAACTTAGAACCTGTTTCTGAGAAAGTCATATTATATGTTTCATCAGTAGCTTCTACTGCATATGTAAATCCTCCCAAAGTTGAATTTACTGCATCAATTGCATAATCATCTAACTTTACAATAGTTCCTGCAGAACTATTAATTGCGTTTAATGATACATTTGCATTCTGTGTAATTCCACGTGCTCCTGCTAATTTATTTAAACTAAGTGTATCTCCTGAACTTCTTGCCATTGTGTATCTTTCCTATATATTATAAATATAAACTAATTCTTCTATCCACCTATCCTTATCTGTGAAATTCTCTTTCATGTATGATTTTAAAGATAAAAACCATTGATTCTTTTCTTCGTAAGGAGTTTCTATTAACTTAGTATAAATATCACCAAATTCTTTTTTAGATGATGCACGATAAGGATAATTGAAATCCTTGCACCAAGTCTTGTGTAAAATTGGTAGTTTACCATAATCTACCGCCTCAAATATACCATATCCAAACGGTTCATTATTAAAACATGAATGTGAGATACCCCAATCCATATTATAGAATACATCTCTGTATTCTGACTTATAATGATATACTTTCATCTTACGAGTATCCATTGTTAATCCATTTTTCCAAAGAACATTAAATTCACTTGAATTAGTGAATACATATGATGGAAGTCCATCTAAGTAACGTGGATTCTTTCTACCTTCACTTCTTGCTGCAAATCCAATTCGTTTTGAATCAGATAATGGTAAGTTTTGTTTAAATTCGTAAAAATTAGGTATATTTTTGTTTTCTATCAATATATCAAATAAACCAACCCATATAGAATGTTTTGATATCTCATTTATTTCAGTTTCCCACATTGAATCCATATATGGGTGTTGTACAAATGAACTATCGTTTCCAAATGATGATTTTAATATATGATCTACCGAGTTGTGTAATACATTTGAATGTATTTTGTGTTTATTCTCTACTATTACTTTCATTGGAGTATAATGTCCATGTAATATATTAATTCTACGTGCACCATTACATAATTCTTCAAATTTATCAATATCATCACCATGCCAATGAGATTCTATTGGGAATTCAAAATTATCATGTCCTTTTGGTTTGTTTCTATGTAAAAGAAGTATAGGTTTTACATCTAATTTAGATACGATTAACTCTAACCATAAATTTACCCACGTATCAGTACCAGCATTTACCCAAGGGCCTCCACCAGTTGTGTAATACACATCGTATATCATAAATTATTTTTTTACGATTATCTTTCCTGCAAAAGTTGTAGAAAAATCAACAGTTACCCTATTTACTGAGTTTGTTGTTATGGAATTAGGTAATTCTTGTTTTGAAGTTACAGTATTCCATGCTTGAACTATTGGATATTGTTCATCTAAGTTGTGGTCTACTACATATGAAGTTGCACCAGTAACTGTTTGTTTATGAGTTGTTAAATCTGAGATTTGAGATGAACCACTAACGATTCCATTTGTAAATAATGCATTACTACCATTTATACTAAATGATCTATCGAAAGTGTTTGCAGTATATCCAGAATCTATTGAATCTTGTTCACTCGATTGTACACTATTAACACTAACGTTGGATAAATGACTAGAGGTTCTTGGAATAACTTGCATATCTACCGTAACAGTTCCAAATATTTTTTTAAGTACTTTGAAAGCAAATATAAATCCTGCAGTAGATGTTTCTTTTGTCCAAAGTTGTGGCTCTATGTACTTATCAATATTAAAGCTATCATCATATGTAATACCCCAATCTAAATCAGGAAGTGTATTACTTCTTAATGCTGCATTAAAATTAACAATATGGGTTGCTCCTCCACTTTGTGCAGTTATTCTACCAAGAATTTGATAGTTTTGACTATTGGCACCTGGTACTATTGTAACTACTTTTTGGTATTCGTTTGTTTCTAGATAATCACCACTTGCGTTTCCAAGATACATTTGATTGAACTCCATAACGTTGGAGTTATTATATCTAACTTCTGTGAAATAAGGTGAGTTACTTCCTGTTCCGAAAACGGGTGCGTTAAGATTTAGAGCAGATATTGTGGTACTATTTAATTGTGTTGAACCACTAACGATTCCACTTGGAATATTTGTAAAGTTACCATAATTTAGGTAATATGTTCCATCTTCTCCATCTAATAGGTTAGCATCTGATGCCGTACCTTGTACAACGTGTCCACCCTTTGCAACTACTATCCTACCACTCTCAGTACTTGCAAATGTTACTGTTACTTGATTGGTATTCGTTGTTACTATTGAACTTGGGATGAAATACGAATCATCATCACCATATACTGTTACTATTACATTTTTAGTACCAAAGTTGTGAGTTACTACTTTAGAAGTTACATTTGAAAATGTATCTGTTACTGTTGCAACTTGGTCTACTGATAATCCTGTTAGGTTACTACCATCTCCTTGGAATGAACCACTAAATGAACCACTTACGGTCATTCCATCTAAATTACTACCACTTATAACACTATCGGCATCTAATTTAGTTTTTACTCTTACATCGGTATAATAAAGGTTTGTATTTTCGGATAATTGTGAAGTATTAAATCCACTAAGTGATATTTGTGAAGAACCACTAACAGTTCCAGTTGGTAAGTTTGTTACTATATTAGATGTAGTAATTACTTCTGATTCAGAACCTAATTTTCCTACTTTCCAAAAATCATTTGAAGAATCCCATAATAAAGAACCACTTACAGTTGAACTACCAGTTGCATCCTTTACTAAGATACCTCCAGTTGTTTGAGAACCACCATAGTTAAGTTCTAAGGTATTATCTCCTATATTAAGAGTAGTAGAATCTATTGTTGTTGTAGTACCCTCTACTGAGAGGTTTCCTGAAATCGTTATGTTATTTGAGAATGTTTTGTTACCTGCTATGGTTTCGTTACCTGTGAGGTTAACATATCTAGAATCTAATGAAGAAGTATAAAGGTGATATGAATCTTGTGTAGCTATTTCTCGTATTGAAGGAGAGCCATTATTTTTTTCAAAATAAATCTTACCATCAAATGTATTAATTGCCAATTCACCTAATTCAATATTAGATGTTGTTGGTTTCCTACCTTCTACCGAGGTTCTTTTTAACTTAACTACCTGAGCCATATATATGACAATATTTTCCTAATTATTAAAATTACAGTCCTGCCTACCGAATACATGACCTTTATATAAAGATATATATGTATTTAGTAAGTTTATCAAAAATTTCGTAACGTTACTGAAGAACCTTATATAAGGTTAAACGATAATGTTATGATATTTTGTTTTTTAATTCCTCAATTTGTACTTGTTGTTCTTTAATAGCTTCGATAAGTAATCCAGTAAGTTTTGCGTAATCAACTCCTTTAAATCCATTATCTCTATCAATTACCAACTGAGGGAGTATTTTTTCAACATCTTGTGCAATTACACCAACATTTGGTAATGTTTGTTGTAATATATCAGCGTTTGAATTCCAATCCCAAGTTACACCTTTTAATTGTTTAACTTTATCTATTGGGTTTGAAATTAATTCAATGTTATCTTTTAATCTTTCATCTGAAGAAGAGAATGCTACAATATCTCCTCCAACGTTTAACGCCCCACCAACTCCAACACCACCTGTCACTATAACAGCTCCTGTTGTTTTACTTGATGATGCAGTTGAGTTAGAGAATGTTATAGCTCCACTTGCCGTATCGGTTGCATTACTTCTAAGATATTTACCATCCGTTTGTGCAGTAATATCAAATGATGTAATATATCCAGCACCATTCGTAATTTGATTGTTGTTAGTAATTATATTACTTGTTAAAGCGATTGTTCCAGTTGCATCTGGTAAAGTTATTGTTCTATCAGCAGATACTGTTCCAGCTATTAATGTTACTTCGTTATCATCTGCTGCGTTTCCTTCGAATACAACACCATTTGATGTGGATACAGTTTCTACATTATTTGTAGTTGTTGTTCCGGTTACTGTTAAGTTACCAGGAATTGTTACTGTATCACCCGAATCACCAATTGAAACTGCATTACCTCCAAAACCACCAGCTAATTTAATTTTAAGATTTGCTATCGATACATCAACATCTGTATTTGTAGTATAAGATGGTAAACCAAATGAACCATCATGTTTTAAGAAATGTCCGTTTGTTCCAGATGCTGGTACGAATTTACCATTTCCAGTTCCGATACTACTTTTTATTGCCGAATCTGTTCTGTTTACATCTGCACTTGTATCAATTCCATCTAATTTAGTTTTTAGAGTATTTGTAAAGTCATTTGCTGTTTGAGATGCTACTACGAAATCTATATCGTTAGTACCATCTTGATAAGTTACTGTTATACCAGTTTCAGTACCACCTAACATATTACCAACGAAATCTTGAACTTGTTCTTGTGATAATTGTGTGTTTGTAGTTGTATCTGTTGAACTAATTGTTCCATCGGAAGCAATTGTAACATTTGTACCAGCTGTAAATTTACCTCTTACTTCTGATGAACTTAATTGTGTATTTGTATTTGCAATATAAGAAGGAGTTCCAAATGTACCATCATGTTTTAAGAATGTTCCTGCTGAACCTGCAGATGGTACAAATTTACTATTACCAGTTCCGATACTACTTTTGATTGCTGCATCTGTTCTGTTTACATCTGCACTTGCATCAATTCCATCTAATTTTGTTTTATCTCCATTTGCAAATCCTCCTTCAGAAAGATGTAGTTGTACTGTTGTACCTTCTACTGCCAATACTCCTGCTGATACTCTAGTTATTGTAGTATCGGTTGCATGTCCTACTTCAAGTGATGTTAATCTAATCTGTCCTGATGTTCCGGATGCATTTACACCAATTCCAAGGCTATCAAAACGAACATCATCATCTGTACTAATATTTAAATCAGCTAATGATTGATCTGCTGTTGCACCATTCTCAACTGTATTTAATTTATTCTTGAATGTATCAGTAAATATATTTGAATCATTTGCCGCTCCAACTGCCGCTTTAATTTCAGCGTTTGATTGGTCAGCGGTTGCGTTAGATTCAATACCATCTAATTTACTACCATCAGTTGCAACATCTCTTCCATCAAATGTACTATTAGTTGTAATAGCTCCTGTCATAGCACCACCACCTTTAGGTAATGCATTATTTGCAGTAGTTCCTTGTGATGATGTAGCGTAATCTGATGAGTCGAATGCTTTAACTTGTGCTAAGTTACTTACTTCACTATCCATCAATGCTCCTGCTGAAGTTACATTTGTTGCATCTGTTACATCTGCACTTGCCTCAATAGCATTTAATTTACTATGGTCTGTATCTGTGAATGTATTTGAATCACTTGCCGCTTCAACAGCTGCTTTAACTTCTGCATTACTCAATTGAGTATTAGTAAAGGATGTAATATATCCTCTACCATTTGATATTTGGCTGTTGTTAGTTATTATATCACTCGTTAAAGCAATTGTACCAGTTGCGTTTGGTAGAGTTAATGTTCTATCACCACTTAATGTACCAGCTAATAAGGTTGCTTCATGTTCATCAGCTACACTACCTTCGAATACAATTCCATTTGAAGTGGTAAGTGTTGTTACATTTTCTGTTGTTGTTGTTCCGGTTACTACTAAATCACCTGGTATGGTAATTGTATCTGAACCATCACCTATATTTGCAGTACCACCGAATGAAGCGTTTAATGCAGTTTTTACATTTGCTGTATCTGTTACATCAGCACTTGATTCAACTGAATCTAATTTGGTTTCTTGAGTATCACTCATAAACCTTTTGTTAGATACATCAGTAAAGTTAGTTACTGTGAATGTTGGAGTTGCACCACTAACTACTGATTGGTTTAATGCTTTTACATCACCAATTGAAGTTAATTCTGAATCCATTACTGCACCTGCTGCAGTTACATTAGTAGTATCAGTTACATCTGCAGATGTTTCGATACCATCAAGTTTATCAAACATTTCATCTGATATGATACCCCAATTGTTTGTATCTGCTAAAGATAGAGATACATTTGTACCATCTGATGAATTAATTGCAAATCCTGTCCCACTTACTGTTTTACTTAAGTTTGTACTTACATTTGTATTTTTAGCAGTATTCGCAGTAATTGCGGATGTTTGTCCACCACTTATTCCTGTTTTAGAAGTATTCGCAATAATTGCATCTCTCTGAGTAGTAGTTATTCCAGTTTTTGCAGTATTCACATCTATTTCATCAAATAAACTTGGTGATAATAGACCAGATACACTTGTTGTTGCGATTGGTATAATTGCATCTGTACCATCTGAAGAAGCTATTGTTCTAGCTCCACTCGTTCCACTTATACTTAAATTCGTACTTACGTTTGTATTTTTAGCAGTGTTAGCAATAATTGCATCTCTTTGAGCAGTACTTATTCCAGTTTTTGCGGTGTTTACATCAATTTCATCAAATAATCCTGGTGATAATAGACCAGATACTGATGTTGTTGCTATTGGTATAATTGCATTTGTACCATCGGATGATACTATTGTTCTAGCTCCACTTGTACCACTAATAGTTAAGTTTGTACTTACATTTGTATTTTTAGCAGTATTCGCAGTAATTGCGGATGTTTGTCCACCACTTATAGTTGTTGTATTTCCAGCGAGTGCAGTAGAATTACTTGTACCTAATTGTAAAGTACTTACTGAACCACCTAATGAGATAGAATTTCCATCAAC